GAGAGTTGCGAAAGACGAACCGAGAATTACAGCGTAAGAACCGTGAACTGCAAGGCAAGCTGCAAAGCACCGCACAGACTGAGACCAAGCCGGTCGTGCTGGGCAAGAAGCCAAGCCTTGAGGAACATGATTACGATGCTGATAAATTCGAGGTAGCAATGGCAGACTGGTTTGACCGGAAACGGCAGGCCGATGATGCCAACGCCAAGCAAGAAGCTGAAGTTATTACTCAGCAGAAAGCGTGGCAGTCCAAGCTGGATGGCTACGGCAAGGCGAAAGCCGAGCTGCGAGTCAAAGATTTTGAAGACGCTGAAGCCGTGGCTCAAGAGGTCTTTTCAATCACCCAGCAAGGAATTTTGCTACAAGGTGCAGATAATCCTGCCCTGGTCGTTTACGCACTTGGAAAGAACCTGACGAAAGCGAAAGAGTTGTCCGAAATCAAAGACCCCGTAAAGTTTGCCTTTGCGGTAGCGAGACTGGAGAAAGACTTGAAAGTTACGAACCGCAGGCAAGCACCCGCACCGGAGAGTGTCGTGTCAGGAACTGGCCGATCATCTGGTGCGGTAGACTCAACTCTGGAACGGCTACGAGAAGAAGCGGCTCGTACCGGCAACATGACGAAAGTCATTGCGTACAAATCGCAAAAACGATCAGCATCCAAATAAACTTAGGAGATTTACATGAGCAATTCATTCAGTAAAGAGGAGCGCGTTGCGTTCGAGGACATCCTCGAAGGATTTAACGACGCTCTGGTTTTGTCCCGCAACGTGTCCGTCTACAACACCGACGGCTCGATGATGGAACGCACGAACAACATTATCTATCGTCCTCAACCGTACATCGCGCAGAGCTACGATGGCATGGATCAGACCGGCAACTTTGGTGCCTATACCCAGCTTTCCGTACCTGCAACGCTTGGCTTTCAAAAGTCTGTGCCGTTCATTTTGGACGCGCTCGAACTGCGTGATGCCCTGCAAGAAGGTCGTCTCGGCGAAGCTGCGAAGCAAAAGCTGGCTTCAGACATTAACATCGCCATCATGAACACCGCCGCCAATCTCGGCAGTTTGGTGGTCACCGTCAGCACCGCTGCAGGTGATTACGATGACATCGCACTGTGCGACAGCATCATGAACGAGCAGGGCGTACAAGCCTTCGACCGTTACCTGGCGCTGTCGAGCCGCGACTACAACGGCATTGCTGGCAATATCGCTGGCGGCGGCGGCGGCGCTTCTGTGTCGCGCAGCTTTGCCGGTAACAAGTCTAACAATGCGTTCGAGCGTTCTTACGTTGGTATGGTTGCAGGTTTTGAGACCTACAAACTGGACTACGCGAATCGTATTGCAGCGGCTACTGGTGCCGATCCGACGATGAGCACTCTGGTTGGCGCGAATAACTACTACGTGCCGGTTGCAACCTCAACTGCGGTGACTGGTGAAACTGGTAACGTGGACAATCGTTTTCAAACGATTACCGTGTCCAGCACCACCGATTTGCCAGCAGGAACAGCGATTGAAATCGAAGGCGTTGAGGCTGTGCATCACATCACCAAGCAAGGCACTGGGTTCTCCAAGACCTTCCGCGTGGTGAGCGTGACCACTGGCACGACTTGCGTTATCACCCCGCCCATCATTTCCGCGCAAGGTGGAACCGATGCGGAGTTGCAGTATCAAAACTGCATCGTGACTGCTGCTGCTGGTCGCACCATCAATCGCTTGAACGTCGATGCTGCGCCGATCAACTGCTTCTGGCAGAAAGATGCGCTTGAGATTCTGCCGGGTCGTTACGCTGTCCCCTCGGATGCCGGTGTCGCAGTGATGCGTGCCTCTACCGATCAGGGCATCGAGCTGGTCATGCAGAAACAGTACGACGTGAACACGATGAAAACCAAGTATCGTCTCGATACTCTGTTCGGCGTGGTAAATAAACAGCCTGAGATGTCCGGCATTCTCCTGTTCAACCAAGTCCCGTAAAAGGAAAAAATCATGAGCTATAACGTTATTTTTACTCAAGGCACTGCGACCTTTACGGTGCCAGCAAACGAGAAAGTCGCCGTTCAAGCCTACTCACCGGCAAGTGTGTTTCAGGAGGTTGGTTACCCCAACTTTCCTGAAACTCAGGATTTGCTGAAAGTAGTTGAGAACACGACCTACGTGTCGGCAGCATTCACCAATGCCACCAGCGTGACGATTCAAGCTGGCGCATCCGGTGCGCTTTACGCGGTTGGTGTTGCTCCGGTAATCACTGATGATGGCAACTGGCAACTTCAGGGCGCTCCGGCAAATATAGCCGACGGCGCTTCGATGATTGCCACAGCAGCAGAAGTGCTGACTGGCATTATCACGGCAACTCCGACTACTGCTCGTAGCATTCAATTGCCAACAGGTGCAAACCTTGACTTGTCAACTGAGTGGGCAATTGATCAGGGGTTTGACTTTAGCGTCATTACTCTGGCCGCATTTGTTTTAACCATCACGGTTAATACAGGTGTGACCATTGTTGGTGCTGCAACAACTGCGGCAACGGCTGGGGCTTCGGCTCGTTTCCGTCTCCGTAAGACTGCTGCTGATACCTTTATCGTTTACCGTATTAGTTAATCAACCGGACAGGCCAGCAGAGATGTTGGCCTGTCTCACATGGAGAACTATGTGCCAATGAAACAAGGTTATTCTAAAAAGACCATCGGCAAGAATATTGCGATGGAAATGAAGTCAGGCAAGCCCCAAAAGCAAGCCGTTGCTATGGCTTTAGGCATGGCAAGCAAATCGGCAAAAGACGCTGGCAAGCCAAGTAAAGCACCGATGAAAAAGATGAAATGATTAGATCAGCCGCAATCGTCAAGACCAAGGCTCTCGCCCCATGGCGTGAGCTGCGGCTGCAAAAGCGCAAACTGAAAAAGTTACAGGCTGCAGAGCGCAAGGCGACTAAACAAGTGCATCCATCGCCTATCGGCAGGCGGGTGCCTAAAGTTGAACTTCTTGAAGTTGCAGACGAAAGCCCAGCCACCCGCGAGGAAATGCTGCAGCAGGCAGAGGCGATTGGTTTAAAGATCGACAATCGTTGGTCCGATGCAACACTCCTTAAAAACATTGAGGGACTGCAATGTCTTACACAAAAAGACAATTCATAAGCGCCGCCTTCGAGGAAATTGGGCTTGCGTCTTATGTATTTGATTTACAACCGGAGCAGTTGCAATCAGCCCTGCGCCGCCTCGATGCGATGATGGCCGACTGGAACGCCAAGGGCATCCGTCTGGGCTACCCGTTGCCATCCAGCCCCCAGGACAGCAGCCTGAACGAAGAAACCCTAGTACCCGATTCAGCCTACGAAGCAATCATTTGCAGCCTGGGCATCCGTCTGGCGCCGAGTTTCGGCAAACAAGTGATGATCGAGACCAAGACCACCGCAAAGCAGGGCTACGACATCTTGCTCCAGAGAGCGACCTTCCCGCTTGAGAAACAACTACCGGCCACAACCCCTTCGGGCGCTGGCAACAAGCCGTGGCGGGTCTACGATAACCCGTTTGTCAGGCCACCTGCCAACCCAGTCACTGCTGGCCCTGATGGGCCTATTGAATACTACTAAGGACGATCATGCCCACTATTAACCAGCTGCCAGTACTCAGCACCATCAACAGCGGCGATCAGTTACCGGTTTACTCTCCAAACAACGGAGACGCAAGACGGACCTCTATCGGCAGTTTGCTGACGTTCTTTCAGCAGAGTTTCGCATCGCCTACGCTGGCGGTTAATCTTTACGTGCCGGGTAACGGTTTCAATATCACCGTCCCCACTCCTGTCAGCAATGACCAGTGGATGCTGTTACAGCCTGCGGGAACTCTGGCGACTGGCACGATCACCTTGCCGCTGAATACGGGTGTGCCTGATGGCACTACGGTATTGATAACGACCACGCAAGAAATAACTTCACTGACGATTGCCCTGAATGGCGCGACTGCGGTTTATGGTGCAGTCACCACACTATCGGCTGGGTCGGCAACATCAATTCGATTTTATCAGCCGACGAATTCATGGTATCAAATCAATTCTGATGCAGTTTACGCAGCAGGAATACAGGCGTTCTTGGCGGCTCCATCTAGCGCCAATCTTCGGGCGGCAATGACCGATGAAACCGGCACTGGTTTGTTGGTGTTTAACAATACGCCAACCTTAATAAGCCCGATTTTAGGCACAGTCACCAGCGGTAACATCTCAGCCTGCACCTCGATCAGCATGGTGCTTGTGACCCCCGTTCTTGGAGTGCCGACTTCTGGAACCCTTACCAATTGCACCGGCTTGCCGGTTGCAACTGGCGTGTCTGGTTTTGGTGCAAATGTGGCGACCTTCTTGGCAACGCCATCGAGCGCAAACTTGGCGGCAGCGCTGACGGATGAAACCGGAACGGGTGCAAGTGTATTTGCCAATACGCCATCACTGGTGACACCGGCTATCGGTGCGGCTACTGGGACCAGCCTTGCGCTAACCTCTTTTCTGGCAACCCCTGGTAGCATTGTGAACAACGGCGGCACCGGAAGAATAGGTTATGCGCCGGGTGCGGGTGGAACAGTAACGCAATTGACAAGCAAATCCACTAGCGTGACCTTGAGCAAGCAGAGCGGCCAAATCACGATGGATAGCGCAG